CAGCGCCAGCCAGAACTGCTTGTTTTTAAGCCTTACCTTCCAGTTAATCATCCTCTCACCTCCTTTATTGGATGGATTGCGATATGATAAAAATAAGCCCGGTTGCCATCCCTCCGGCAATCGTGCTTAGAATCGCTGTTATGAATGTTTTTTTTGCGTTTTTCCATGCGTCAGCCGGTTGCCGCTCCAGGGCGTCCAGCCGTCTCCCCTGGTCTCTCTGCTCATGCAGCATCTGCTCCATGTCTTTGGCCAGCCCGTGTACAGAAAGAGCCAGGGATTGGATTTCCCTGACCAGCCCTTCCAGCATCTCCAGCCGTTTGTTCTGCCGCCTGTCCTCATCATGCAGGCGTTCTATCTCTGCTTTGATTGCTTCGTCCATACTTATTCCTCCTCCTATATCAACTTATAATGCGGCTTCTCCTCTCCGAACCACCAGCACCGCAGCCAATCATCCAAAACGATCCCTGACAGACTCACTGGAAGCCAGAGCAGGAAGAACTGCGGACATATCTGTCCCAGTATGTTTCCTTTCATATGGCTGTAATCCCATACTCCCAGACCCAGCCACAGGTTAACTACACACCCAGTGACAAACTCCAAGGCCGTGATGATGCAGGCCCCGATTAAGCTCTGTTTCCAAAGCGGCATATCCCAGGGCAATACCTCATTTATAAACCCCAATGCTACAAAGCAGATACCTCCCAGAATAAACATAGTCCAGTGGCTATGCCCTCTCCATAGAAGCTCCAGCGCAATATACATAAGCCCTCCAACAGCCCATAGCGCTATGTACTTATTACTCTTCCTGTGTCCCATCTGCTTCCACCCCTATCTCTGTGTCTGTCTGTGCCAGATATGTCTTAAGCACCTCTGACTGGTACTCTGCCGGTACACCGGCGCCGTAAAATATTTCTGATGCCTCATTTATGGTTTTGCATTCAGCAATCCACATGTTCAGGGCGTTACAGTACGTGGTGTGATATGACACATGCCGCATAGCCGCCTGGATGATAGTCTGCATATCCGATGCAGAATAATACCGGCATGGCTGCCCGTCAGCATGGTACTCAAGCTGCACGGCGCCAGCATTGATCTGGCTGAGCTTACCAAAGAGGTTAAGCTGATCCTCAATTGTCAGTGAATAGTGCTCCTGACTGCCATCAGCCAACGTTACATTAACGCCGGTATATATCATTTTTTCACACTCTGCCGATACTTCCCGATGCTTAGCCGCCTGCACTTCTTTCAAGGTAGGGACATATGGATCTGGCGGTTCAGATGGGCCATATGATATCTCTGGAGCCGTGTATATGCTGCCATCATTGCTCAGATACACTGTCTGTCCCTCATTCCGATATACCGTCTCATAACCAGTCAGTGTGGTGGCCTCTACATCACCCGATGTATAAATGGTAATGTCTCCCCAAGAAGCCGGGACAGGCCCAGAAAACACAACCTGTAAGACCCTGGACGATATTTGCCGGATACTCTCAATTTCATACAGCTGCTTTTCCTTTCCTATTCTTATTTTTTCCATGCTTCTACCTTCTTTCTGCATTTTTATGTATTATAATAAGCCTGAATTTCTATATTCAATGGTTTCATATGGAGTGACACTGCCCATGAATCAAGAAATAGCTTTCCAATTATTGGTTTCTCCGTTGCTGCGGCTATAAATGAATATTGTTGAACCGCCTTTCGGAATGGCCAGAGACGTTAAAAAGTTCCCCCAATCCCCAACTGTAATGGCTATCCCCTCCGAAGCTTGCGTAACACCAGCTTTGAACGGTGTGTTAGCGGTATTGGCATCATAATACAATAGGCGGCCGCCACCTTGGGAAAGAAAAATATCCGCACTGTATGGCGGAATCCCCTGTCTGCTATCCGTTTCTGAGAGTTTGGTATTGAGCACAGTATAAAGATCCATCAATACCTTTCCCTGTGCCGCTGATAAGGGAAGGTCATTACGGTCTGTCACACAGTTGTTGACTATCTGGCCGATGTAGCACGCTCCAATAGCTGTACTACGAATATCCTGGCCAAACTTTTTGATCTTGCCAAGTATTATCTCCATACTATCGCCAGGGGCCGGGAGCGGATATTGCTCATGGCTATTTATAAAAGCCGTTGCCGTTGTTTCAGAAACATTCCCGCCTCTTGCGTCCACCTTATCTGCTTTCAGGGATTTCACCCACCGGTACAGTTTCCCCAGCACTGTTTTGGCGCTGCCCTTGCCGCTGATCTCCGGATACTTGCCCATTGCTGATGTCGGCTCCTCCAGGGCCGTCACGGCGGCGGAAATGTCGCCGCCGGAAATGTCCACCTTTTTTGTTTCCAGATCATTCAAAACTTCTTCCGCTTTATCTGCGTTGAAATTCAAGTCATCCACGGATATAAAATCATTTACCTCTGGTTTTCGAAACCCATATTTATTTGTTGTGTTCATATTTTCACCGTCCTTATATCTTTCCAGGTATGCCTGGCTGCCTGTCCCCAGGTCAGCCCACGGGCATTCCCCCAGGTATTATACACATATTCATAGTCCGCCACCAAATGAGCTGGCTTAATTTCCTCAATAGTCAGCTTTAAATCTGCCATGTTTCCCGGGATCCCAAGGGTGCCCACAAACTTTATCGTAAAGCGGTAATGTGGATTGTCTTCGATGACCTCCACTGCGCCGTTGGAGTACCGACTGGCCGTGTCCACAATCATCGCCTTTGTCGTAGTTCCCACACCGGATATCTTCGCAAGGATCCTCTCCCGGCGAAACTCCGGAGATTTTGATGCATCCACCTCGATTCCCAGAATCCGCTCCCATCTGTCCAACAAGTGATCCGCTGTCGAAGGAAAACACTGCTCTATCGTGTCTGTCAGCCCCTGGTCCAGATTTTCCGTTTCAGTTGAAACAATATCCTGTAACGTCCGCATGGTTTCGTTTTTCTCATAGTAGTCAGGCAGTAACGTCATCAAGTCCAAGCGCACTCACCTCCGATAATTTTACAGACCCTTTCACCGGTATCTGCCGCTCTCCCACCGTGACGTTTCCGGCATTTCCGTTGAGCAGCAGCGCATTAAAGTCCTCCACACCGGGAATATCCAAAAGCAGGCTCCCCAGCTTTGCATAGCTGACCCGGTAGGTAGTAAATACTGTGTCTTTCAAAAAATCATTCACCGCCGCCTCAAAATCCTTTTGCACATCTGATAGGCTCCGGCTTTTGTCCAGCAAGACATTAGCCGTAACATTCACAGTCAGCGCATCCGGGCTTTTTACGGTCACCGTAGCGCCAATTGGTCGCACAGTTTCGATGTACTCCGCCACCGTGGCGGGTAAGGGTGAGGATATGCGCTTATCGCTGTCCACCACCAAGACGGTCACCGTTCCGGGTCCATCCGCCAGAGGGAACACTTTAGCCGCTCCGGTTCCGGGAACCTCCAGGGCCCACAGCTGATAGTGATAGGCGTTTCCAGATGTCGCCGGCAGCCGCACCTTGGTATAAAATTTCTCCCGCAACGCATCGTCTGTCTCCTCATCTGCCCCCGGAGTAAGAATATCCGTCAAGGTCGCTGTGATCCCGGTAATCCCATTTGATACCGGCTGCAACGCCCCGGAATATTGATTTCCCACACTGCCAGCCGTTTCACAGGTTACCTTGTAAGCATTTTCTCCCATCTGTTCTGTCACCACATACACCAGTTCCTGGATCCCCCATCGGGTTTTCAGCCCCACCAGAGCCGATGTGGTCATTTTCCGGACTGCCGGCGCTGCTGCTTTACGGACAACACCAAAAGGCGCCACCGCGCGATCCAGATATTCCCCAACCGCAGTATCTGAAAAAACCAGATCCACAAAATTCTCCAATTGGAAATTTTGCTGGGCCAGGAAAAATGCACATGGGGCAATGGCATCATAGATCATGCTACCCTCCCGCTTATCCACGTCACCCGGTATCTTAGCTAGCATGGCTCGAAGCAGTTCTTCATAACTCATCTTCACACTGTCACCTCCGTTTCCATTTCAAAATCGCCGTAAATGCTGAATACATCGAATGTACAATGGCAGATGTCCCCCAAAAACTCAAACCGGAAGCCATCCACCTCGCGTATCCGGTCATCCTGCAGAAGCGCCTCCGCAATCATCCGCCGCAGTTCTGCCCGTACGTAGGATCGCTCCTCCCCGATCAGTTCTTTCCAGGCAATCCCATATTTAAAGCTGTAAATGGGGTGTTCGTATTTTTCGGTGGACAGAATCTTATAAATGGCCTGCCTCAATGCCTCCAGATCATCAACGAAGCCCTCTATTTTTGTCTCTGATAATTTGTAGGTCCTGGCCTGATAGGTCTGTTCCTGCACAACCAGTCCTGTTGTCAACTCCGCCATCACGTTCCTCCCATCGTCTGGTAGGGCCTGCCAATGATTTCCAGAATGAAATATTCATTTCCCCGATCATTCCGCAGGAGCCTTACCTTATCCCCCGATACCAGCCGATCCTTCATATTTCCGGTAATCATGCTTAGCGGAACCGGAAGGCTCTCGATCATAACCGCGCTGCCTGTGTAAGTTCCTATGAACACCGCAGTCGGTTTCCGACATTTCATGTAATTGTCCACGATTCCCTTTATTAGGTTGAGTAGCTCCTGAACGCTCGCCGGATCAGTCACCAGTCATCACCTCCATAGTCATTGTGTGCACAGGAAGAAAATCATGGGTGATCTTTTTCACAATCAGCCGCCGGTTTAATGCGATATCCGCAATACTGCCATAAACGCTGTTCCCGGCCCGCACCCGGAGATCTCCCAGACATTCCAATTTCAAGTTTTCTTTCTCATGGTTATACAGCCTCAAAAGGTTATTGGCTCTCTCCTGAGCCTTGGCCGCATTATCGATTCCGGATGGTGATGATTCCAGATACTGCAAAAGGCCATACCGGTTCACCGCCTGCTGGTCATGGGCGGTGCCTACATCGATCTGTCCGCTGCTCTCATTTTTCCACACAACCTTTACCTGGTTGTAATACTCATCGTCAATAGACTTTTCCCAACTAAAACCCGTGCACAGGCTGTCATCTCCTAACACCAGTGGAAGCTGCAGGTTCCGCATATTCCACAGACACACCTTCCCGTATTCGTCACGCAGGCAGAAATGTTCCTGGGTACCGATCAGGGTGTCAGAAACAGCCTGTACAATGTGAGCCAGCCACGATTTCTCGTAGTCGGCAATTGTCGGAATAATATAACCGGGGTCTTCGATAGTTCCCGGCGTCATGGTCTGAAAGGTGCACATACTCTCTACAAGCTTCTTCAGCGTGCCATTTTCCAGGACTATAATATCCTTGTTCTTTGCCCGCCGGAGCTGGTCATATGCCTTGATGGTTATGATCTGACCCCCTCCTCCGGAACTGCTGTCTCCTGAAACCTTGTAGACAGATCCAAAAAAGATGCCATCCGCTTGGTTATTTTCCGTCAGGCGAACGACATCTCCATTTTGAACCACCAGGCCATCGCTGAGATAAGAGATGTCCAGGCTGCTGGCTCCCTCGTTTAAACTCTCAGACCAGGAAAGTTCCTTACACATTTCAGAAATGTCATAGATATATCCCTGGCTTTCCACCAGTACCTCTACCACGCTAACACCCCCTATGCAGGAATCGCAAGAACCTGCCCAGGGTAGATCAGATTCGGATTCTTGATTGCCGGATTTGCTGATACGATCTTAGGGTACTGGCTGCCGTTGCCATAATATTTTTTAGCGATCGCCCAAAGGGTATCGCCAGACTGGACGGTATACGTCTTGTTCTCCGTCACCGCCGGATTAGTCTCTTCCGCCGTTTCCGCGTCTTCCTGCTTCACCGTTGCGGCCGGTGTCTGCACTGCCACATACCGCTTTCCTGGCGTCTTGTACTCCTGGAGATTGAAGGTCAGATACTTATCCCCTTCCTCCCCTGACTTTTCCACCGCCTCCACGCTTTTTATCAGTACCATCACGCTTATGTCATCTGTGATGTCGTTGGATGCAATAAAACGTATTGCCTTTTTATTCTTCTGGGCCTTCCGGAACATCTTTTCATAGTAATCGGCGTCAGCCCGTGCGCCGGATTCTATATAGTGGTAGTCCTGGCTTGGAAATTCTGCTTCGAAGCTATACTCTTCCAGTTCGCAATAGGAAGGGACGGAGACCTGCCCTGTGCCAAGCACCTGGTAAGTCTCCACGTTAAGGTTCCTCGTTCGCTTGATTTCTTCCGGGTTGACCGGAAGCTTATATTTCTTACTCCCATATTTAAAATATACTGAGTATGACATTATGTCGGCACCCCCTCCGGAGCGGTTGCAATAACATCCTTAAGCTGTTCTACCACACGATTCATGACTCCATCCGTATCCGCTTCTTTTGTGATGGGACCACTAAACTCCACTTTGATATTAGGTGCAAGTGTGTTCTGAGCAATCCTGGCCACGTAATCACGTTCCGCAAGCTTTCTCATCCACTCGATATCCTCCTCCTCATTTTCTACCTTAACAGCCCCGCCTTTCCCGGTTCCTTTCACCGTTGCCGGGTTACCGGCAGTAGCAAATTGACTGTAATCCATTCCTGCATCATCGCCACCAGCCCCAAATCCATTCAGCATTCCGGCCAACCCGTTTACTGCACCATCTCCCCAAGATGCTCCGTCCTTAAATGCATTCTCAGCCCATCCATCCTGAAAAGCATCAAAAGTATTCATTCCATCGTTAAATGCATCTTCTATTGATACGTATTCCTGTTTTTGTGCCGCTGCCGCTGCGGATTTAGCAGCATACTGATCTGCTGCCGCCGCAATACCTGAGTAATCAAACTCTACAAAAGGTAGCTTATTTAATTCGGCTGCAATACCTGCAACAACTGATATGGCAGTTGATAATAAATCATAGAACCACGCTTTCACACCGGAGATGGCATTTCCAAATGCTACCCCTATATTTGTCCCCAGAGCCCCTACGGCATTAAATATTCCCAAGGCCACATTTGCAACAGTCAAAAGAAGGTTCCAGAAAAACTGGATTACAACGTTGATACTTCCCGCAATAACGCCAAATCCGCTAGAAGCAATACCTGTGGTAGTTGCTATGTATGATGCAAACTTATATATAAGTGCTGCTGCTAATGCTATGCCCGCAACAATCCAGAAAATTGGACTGGCCAGCATCGCAGAATTTAGAACCCATTGTGCGGCAGCGGCAAGACCGGCTGCTAACTGATATGCAAAAAATCCTGCTGCTACACCGAATATGATAGGTCCTATCCAATCCAGATTATCCCCTGCCCATCTGATACCGTCCAGCAGTACTGAAAAAGCCTCAGCTGCTATATATATTAATTTTGTCAGATTCATGATCGCGGCCTGTCCCATATCTGAATTCAGCATGGCATTCGCCTTTTCAAAAACCCCTCCGAACGCCTCCATCCCAGCGTTCTTTATCTTCTGCCAGACATCCGCAAAGGTCATGGGCATCTGTTCGAACTTTCCATTAATATCATCTGCTGCCGCAAACATGGCTCCTTTGATAATATCTGCTGTTATCAGGCCTTGGGATGACATCTCTTTCAGTTCACCTTTGCTCTTTCCCATGTACTCAGCAATCGCATTAGCTACCATTGGGGCATTTTCCATAACAGACCGGAACTCATCCCCTTGAAGTTTCCCTGCTGCCATTGCCTGGGTTAACTGGAGGAACGCAGAGTCCTGTTCACCCTGGCTGGCGCCGGACACCTTGAGGGACTTCTGTAGAAGTTCTGTAAACCCCAGCGCCTCCTGGTTGCTCCCGAAGGCATCCCCGGCCAGCATCCTCATCTTTGCTGTCGCGTTAGCCATCTCCACATAACTTCCCCTCGACCTATTGGCTGCCGCAAAAATCTCAGCCTGCAGAGCTTTTTGTTCTTCCAGACTTTCAGTAACCATTGAGAGACGTGCGCTGGTATTGGTGTAAGTATCCGTGAGGTTCATTGCTTTTTGGGCGGCAGCCAGGCTTATCACGGTACCAATCAGTTTTGTAAGTCCGGAGCTGGCAGCGCTGGCTGATGTCCCGGTACTTTTTAATTTCTGATTGTAGGTATCCGTACCTATACTCGCCTTTCTTACAGCTGCTGCCGCCTTATCAGTCCCGGCAATAATCTTATTAACAGTCGCGCTGTATCCATCAAATAATCTAAACATTGCCTTTAAGGTCGCCATCAATTCACCTCCTTTATGCCTTCAGCTTTGCGGCTTCCCGTTTTTCCTCCTTGACCCGAAGGTCAATGCTTGCGTAAATGAATGCCCGCTCCCTTTGCTCTATTGGGTCATTAGGTCCACAGATTCCTGCCAGCACCCCAGGCCTTATATGTAACTTCTGCAGGGCGTAGTGCGCGTAATTCAGTTCCGCGTCTCCCTGCTCTATTAGTTTTTTGCCTCATCCTTGTAATCATTTATGTCTTTATCAAGACCCGACAACTCTTTTACCGCCTCACCTAATGCTGTGAACTCACCAATCAGCAACATCTTTTCCAATAGCTTTACGCTTCCCAGTACCCCGTAAGCTTTCTGTAATTCAGCATTTTCGAGGTCAGGGGACACGACCGCAGTGGCTGCGAGGTCATGGCTGTACCCTATCTGGTCAAAAGTCTCATTTCCTTTTTTGTCACGTTTTTTATGCCGTCGCAGTATTTCCTCATTCTCATTCTGTGTGATCGGCCGGATAACAAACGGGACTGGCTTTCCATTCTCTTGGAACCTCTCGGATATAATAATCTCCTTGTTCTCAACCTTAATGGGATTTAAGAATGCATTTAACGAACTCATGGTTTTCTCCTCCTATCTCATATTCTCAGGTAACACATAACTCTCCAGTTCATCCACATCATCAAACGTAAAGTCTGAATCTACCGTGTTCAGATCCTCGCTTCCATCCTCCAGGTAGGCCACCGGCACTTTGGCCAGGATACAGTTACGCATTACCACAGTACGTTTGCCGATCGTGGATCCGGTATCCTCATTCGTGGTCTGGATGCTTATCTTCGGGGTCTTTCCTTCCTTGATATACTGCTGATAGATTGCCAACGCTGCAGGGCTGACATTGTATATAGTCACAGTCCCTTTTCCTTCGGCTCCTACCACCTTATGCTGCTTCATCCTGTGCCCCAGTAGTTTCTTTGCAATGACCGTAAACTCAATATTGGCTTCAATCTTGGACAGCTCAAAGAAGTACCGGTTCTGTCCATCCACAGTAATAAACGCACTCCCCTCACTTCCCGTCACCAGATCAGAAAGCTTCGTATAGTTATTTCCTGCCATGATATACCTCCTTATGAAAGATTGACAGTGATATAGATTTTTTCAACACTGTCAACTGGCTGTATAGCCACGGTCACTACGACCGCATCTGAGTCCGTGCCAGCCGAGACAGCTACATCATCTGTCTTAAAGTTCTGGATTGCCCCCATATTCTGAAGTGTGTTGAAATAGTCTACCAGGGCGGCCTTAAGGATTGACCGTCCATCCTCATTGTTGTTAACCTTACCAACATAGTTGCTCTCAAAAATGCTGGTGATATCATTTGCGATATTGTCCAAGATACGGATGACCCGGTTCTTTGTGAACATCTTGCCTTTTTCCACTGTTACCGTAGTCAGGGAATTGATGTCATACACTGCTGTTACATTCTGGGCTGTATCAACCTTGAAAATGAATTTCCCGGCCTTGATAGCTGTCTCCATTTCCGATTTGGTCAGCCTCGGTTTCACATCAATCGTGCCCTCATACTTCATCCCTGTATTAGATGTGGTGATGCTGGCACCTGCCGTAGCTCCGGCTACCCAGGCTGTTGCCTCAGCTGCTATCAGCTCTGTGCCATCCGACATTATGATCCCCTGCGTAACATTGATGATTCCCTCACTATCGGCTGCATGATTGACAAGAACCGCCTGGCATTTAACACCCTCATCATCCCGCATGGCCTTAATCCATGTTGCAATGGCTGTCTTATTAGCCGTCTCAGCCTCCCCATCATATGGATAGCAGAGTGTGTTGAAGGATACGGTCTTTAAAGCTGCAAGCGCAGCTGTCACATCATCTGCGTCATGCGTGGTAGGTAATTTGTAGATAATGACTGTTTTTGCCTTTTTAAGGGCTTCTGTTGCTAACTTCTTATCCGCTGCGGTCACGCCTTCCGGATAGTCCTGCTCTGTTGCGGTGATGATATAGGTATTGCCATCAGCCCCCACTGTCATTTCCTGCAGGATGACCACGGTTCCCCGGTCTCCTGGCGTAATGGACAGCGGTTCGTTCGTCCGGACATTTATATAGGCTCCGGGCAGCGCCTTATTCTGGGATTCCCATGTACCCGCCATAGGTTATTCCTCCTTTATGTCTGTGTCCTGGGATAAGGTCTGCATAGTTTGAGAATCAGTACTTAGATATTCCCGATAATACACATCAAACATGAAATGCAGCACCTTGTCCGTGATTTTCAAGTTCCTGTTTTTAATTTTAAAATCCTCTATCCGCAGTTCCCTCAGAAGGTTCTGACCAACCTCCCAGCATTCCTCGTTCACATTTTGTCTGGATTCCTCGTTGACATCTTGTCTGGATTCTGGGAAGTAGGATACGTCCACGTTCACCGTATTCTTCAACCGGCCATTAATGCCCCTAGACGGGTTCTGTTCATAAAAGGATATCAAAAAAGACGGCTGCGCGAAGTTCTGCGGCACATCCTCCACATATACCCTGCATGACTTGATTTTCCTCAGCCCTGCGGCAATATCCTTATACAGTTTATTTATCATGCCGTTTCTGTACTGCCTCCACTTCCTTCCTGAATTCCTTTTCTAATTGCTTTCCTGCATAGACTACCGTCCGCTCCAGCAGATGGTCTCCCACTGCACTCTTTACAAAGCCAGTTGTATTTCCACCCCCATCCACGGTACGATGTCCGTAATTCACATAGCTTGAATAATCTGCACGATTCACCAACGTCTTTATGGCGCCACCGCCTTTTGTTTTCACTGCTGGAGCCGAACGCCAATTTTTTCGGTAAAATCCAGTAATGACTGGAGACTTATTTTTGGCATAGACGACACCGGCATTGACCGCACGGTTTAGTACCCGGATATCAATCTCTTGAATATCCGCTAACATGGCCATTAGTTCTTTCCGGAACTGGTCAATAGCCTGCTTGTTGGCGTTATAATTAAGATTACTCATGCATTATCATCCCTTTTTATCTCGCATTGCCACTGATAGGTGTATGGATGGCACTCCCCCAGGCCGACCTCAATCATTGTTCCTGTCCGTAGGGTTATTATAAGATGGTCACCTTCCCGTATATCCTCCTCTAACCCGCAAAAAAGTTTATGACTGTTTACGATAGACGGATTCGGTTCTCCGATGGCGGCCTGACCAGAAGAACTGTACCGGCAAGGCCTGCCACTGACCACAAGCACTTTTTTCTGCTTTGTTATTCCGTCCACCTCTACATCCTGCCACCGGTACACATCCATCGTAGCATCGTACGTCACTGCGTATGGGTTATAGGGCATATCCTCTCAACCTCCTGTGCCTGCGCAGAGCCTGTTTGTCAGCCTCCGACAGGCCGTAAATGCTTGCCTTCGTGTTGCCATCCGTTTGAGCCCAGGTGATGCTTCCGTCACCCTCTTTAATGCTGGCAACCTCCGGGTGATAGCCTTCCCCGTTGGACACTTCGTAATCAATGATGCTCTTGACCTTCTTGCGGATGACGGGCTCCAGTATGTCTGGGATGCACTGCTGGTTCAGGTTGCAGTAGTCACATATAGTCAGGGTGACATCAGAGACGAGCAGGTCTCGTGTGTCATCCCTGATACCCAGATTATTTTTTATTGTTTCCTTCATCTCCGATGCCGTCATGATTTCCCTCCTTATCCTATCTTGTGCTTAAATGCTACAATACGAATCTGCTTTGGCTCGTAGACTGGTCTCCAGTTTTTTGGGTCAGCCAGTTCTTCCCTGGAGGGACCTTCACTTTTTGCAACAGATGCATTGGTGAATGCCACTCCCCTTGGATGTAAGATGCTGGTGCGCCTGTTAATCAGGTAATCAATACCGGAGCCTTTCCGTTTTGCGCGGTCCATCTCAGTCGGTACGAATCCCACCGGGTTGCCATTGCCCAGGGCAACTGCCCCTGCCCCAAACAGATACGTGGTGTATACGCCGCTTGAAACCGGGCAGCCGTCGTCTACAATAACGCGTTTCCCCTGATAGGTGCCAAAAGCAACGTCATTGGAAGGCTGCACCGTATCAATCAGATTCTGCTTTTTCAGGTAAGCTTCCGTGGCACTGTGCATGCAGATGCCGGTCAGCTGCGCCTTGGCATCTCCCAATTTCTGTTCTGCATCGATGAATGCACTTCCGCTCCAGTTCGCAGAGGCTCCGGATTTTGTTGAGATATCCAGCAGATTGGATTCCAGCCGGGTCTCTGCTGGTGGTGTATTGCTGTCCCCTGCCGGAACGGTCCCGAAGATACCATTCAGGACCGCAATCAGCTCCTTCTGCATGTCCCTGGCCCAGAACTGGGCCACCAGGCTGCCAATAGCGGCCATGGGGTCAGAACCAGCCATGGCCGCGGATAGATCTGTGGCGCTCCACATCTTGGCGCGCCGGATAATGGCTGCCACATCCTTATTGGAGGTAATCTTGTTATCAGTCAGGTCAGCGCCTTCTATCACCTGCTCGGATTCTCCAGTCAGATCCTCAAAGAAGGGCATGTTGACAGTTGGAGCCGCCTGGGACGCCAACTGGTCAAACTCACTGTTGTTTACCATAATTCCACACTGCAGGAGCGCGGAAAGCTCCATAGTTCTGTTGACTACATATGGAGTAAAAAGTTCAGGCACGATAACATCCTGTAAAGTCGTTCCTGGCATTTAATTCACCTTTTCCTTTCTTTTACATGTTAATGGTTACTCCGGCAACGGCGGCTAACGCCTTTGCCTGTGCCGGATTTTCTTTCCACAGCCTCCCCTGCTCCGTCAGGTTGAAGCTGTCCTTTGCAAATGGGTTCTTAGCAGGAGGTGTCCCGCCGCCGGCTGGATTGTAGTCAGCTCCTGGTTCTACTTTGAACAAATGTGGGGATGCCTCTTTCAGCGGCTTTACTATATCATCAATTCCAACCGGGTTCCCTTCCTTGTCAAACGTAAACTTATCAATCCCGCCCTGTTTATATATGATGTAATCTGCATCGACCACGCCCGCCTCTTTCAGCTTGTCTTTCAAGGCGTACTCCTTCCGAGTACTGGCTGCCGTTGCCTCCAGCGTTGTCACCTTTTCCTTATACTCTTTGACCTGTCTCTGAAGCTCCTCGTTGTCCGCATTACTCTTTTTCAGGGTATCAATCGTGGCGTTTGCCTCTTTCAGCTTCCCGTTTACCTCGTCAAACCTCTCCTTGGGGACGAAACCCTTTATTGTCTCATTCCATACATCCAGGACGGCCTGAGCCTGCTCCTCTGTCAAACCCTTTGCTACTAAATCCTCTTTTTTCATGCTTTCGCTACTCCTTTCGTTTCATCTTCACTTGTTACCCGGTCGTGTCCGGTGACGTCTCCCTCTTTACCGCCTGGGATACCAAAAAGGCGAAAAATAACACCCAGGATAATCCTGCGTGTCATCTATTCCTCGTATTCAGCTATTCCAATGATATCCTTTCTCCTGCATGCCGTCCGGCCTCCTGCCTGCAGGTGCAGGACAATATACTCATCAGGGTCAACCACCCGGTTGTCCAGGATAGCCATAATTTCTTCAAACGAATCAGCAACTGGGACAACAAAACCTCCAGTCATACAGATTTCCAGATTCTTAAGGTTTTTCTCGCGCGTGGCACACATGATCCTCCTCCTTTTTTGAATAAAAAACACCAGGGTGTCTATAACCCTAGCACCGTTTCTTTTATTCCTTTCAATAATCCAGCTACCTTTTTCATCATCGAATTTTCTTCCAGATATTCAAGCCCCTTTAAAGTAATCACAGGCTTATTCAGTTTTACCACATTCAGTCCTTTTCTGTAAATAATACCAGATATATATCCCTCGTCCTGGAGCGTGATCAGAATAGCATTCATACGATTTTCAGAAACCCCTAATAATTCAGGATTTAGCAGGCTTAAATCAAATTCGTCATAATCCATTGCATCTTCCAATAATCACAATATCTTATAAATTTTTTTGAAATTATCCAATTGTCATTCCTCCCGCTTAACGACCTATTATCTTCTTTTTTCCTGACTGCGGCGGTGTCTTATAGAGTTCTTCCTTGCCTGCATTACACTTTGGAAATATCTTTGCGAGATGGTTTTTTACATCTTCATCCATCTTTAACCCGCGAAATTCTTCTCTGCGGTGGTCAAACTCCTCATATGTAGCAATTTTTAATAATTCCTCTTTCGGACTCATCTCACAGCCTCCTCAATTAGATTATAAAGCTCTGGGCACTTATTTTTAACCGTGTCTGGATTTGCAATATATTCACGAAACGGCTCTGACACAAACTCCATCATCAGTTCGTCACGAAAGTTACCATCGCTATCAAATGCGTCCCATACAGTATCAGCATATATTCTCCCCTGATACTGAGATACAAACCCGTCATTTTCTAATAGAAATATATCGACTGGATTGCCCTCATTATCATAATAGGTCTCCGTTTTTATATCCCAAATATCAATTTCACCTATTATCTTTTTCCTGATCTGAGATATTTTCTCGAAGTCCATCATCTTATTCTCTACCAGATGTCCTATTTCGTGCACAATGTCTTCCGTTTCCGCTCCCTTTGCTACATACAGTATATCACGGGTATAGTCATACTGGCTAGAACCAATCTGTCCAACATCGACTATCGTCCCTGCATGAATTGCTTGCTGGACTTTTTCTGGAACTGATGCAATCGCCTCATTAACTGTCAGTCTTTCCTTGATTGTATTTCCGGCTGTTTTGTTATTCCTGACCAGATAATCTGCTTTTTCCTGTTCTCCTGCTGTTTTATCTTCTGCATACTTCTGTTTCCATTCCTTGTACGTCATTTCCGCTGGAACCTCCACGGTCTTACCCGTCTCCGGAGCCCTAGCCACGCGCATCTCGCCCAACAGATCATCATCGTCATAATAAGGCACATCAGTACATCGGCAGAAACAATGAAACGGCGGCATATTCTCCCCAACAATGGCCTTATCAACCTCATGCACATCCCCATCTTTATCCCCGCAGATGCCGCAGGTCTTGCTGTCCAGCGTAGATAAAATCTGATATTTCTCCACACCGTCTGCCTTGTACCCGGCGTGGGCGGCCTCGCTCATCAGAAAGGAGCTCTCTGTATGGAGCAACCGGTAAGCATCAAACTTTTTAGCGTTCATCTTTTTGGCAAAGTCAGCTGTCAGCACCTGCGGATTCTTCCCTTGAACCATCATGGTGGTAATGGACTCCATCAACTGCGCCTGCAGGTGATCCTTCTGCTTCCACAGCCGGCTGGAAAAGTTTGCGCCATTGAACGGATACTTCAGCAGCTCCTCTACTGCCGTAGGGTCAACTTGGGCAAACGCCGAATGAAAGCCGTGGTATCGGTCGATATTATACCAGGTCTGGTAATAGCTTTCTCTATATACCTCCTGCATCGTCTGCTCTGCGGCATCCTGATAATCAATGGCATACAGTTTCCGGAGCATGGCATCGATCTGTGCCTCCAGAGCCTGGTGCCGGGTTATCCTGGCCTTTATGGACATGTTATTGACTGTCTGGCTGTACCTCCCAATGTTCTTCATGGACAGCTCTATAAAGTCCTGCAGTTCTCCTAGTTCCTCCTTATTCAGCCGGATTTGCGCTGCTGCATAGGACAGACGATTCTCTTCAGCATAGCGGAAATAGAATGATTCAATGGTTTTCTGTAGTTCCCTTCTGGTCTGGTTGAATGCCCTCTCCAGCTTAGTGAAATATTGGCTTACCTTCATCTCGCCGGCCTTATAGGTTTCAACCTGCCTCTTTTTCCAATAATCAGCCATTAATCTTCACCGCCTTGTCCCTCATCATCTATAGGCTCCACCGGCTTATTCTGAGAGATCGGAAGAGCACACGTCTGAACTCCAGTCAC